ATCCGTAGCTCACCCCCTTACCCCGCTAACCAATGTCCCGGCGCGAAGAAGATGGGTAACGACGGTAGATATTATAAATCCGTGGCTGACGTGAATCGCGTATATAAATGGGCACGCGTCGCCAAGTAAATTGAAGTTCATAAATATCCATGAAATTTATGAACGATTTGGTAAATATATTAGTAAGAACGGTGACGGCGACCGGATTTTCTGCGGCGAGTCTTCTTTGTTCCGCGACGGCTCTTGCGGCGAGTCTTCTTTGTTCCGCGACGGCTCTTGCGACGAGTCTTCTTTGTTCCGCGACGGCTCTTGCGGCGAGCTTTCTTTGTTCCACCACCACGTGTTTGTTTTTTTCTAGGAGGTTCGTCTTCTTCATCTACAGGGGGGCGGGGGTGGGCTGGTGGCATGTCGTCATCCTCGTCATCCGTATCATGCTCCAATGGTGGCATGTCGTCGTCCTCATCATCGATCATGTGAGGGGGCAGCTCTACGTCCCCGTCCACGTCCATAGCATCATCAGCATGTATCGCGTTTATGCCAGGAAAGGGTCCGACATCATGAGGAACCGCATTAGCATGAAGGCCAGGCAAGGGCCAGTCATCATGTATTAGGTCTAGGGCGTGCAAGTGTCCCTGGTTGTGTACTTGGTTGTGTACGTTGTTGGCCATCACACCGCCATTCAGTGCATTTATTATATGTTCATTCGCATTCAGGTTAATATCTTGGTTTGGATGTGGGTTCATGTCTCTATAGTAAGAACTGAAAAAAACAAAAATCTACAAAATATCACACCTCTAAATATACCTGCCGATGGGTTAAGCCATATACGCCACTCCGCAGTTGCCGGACACAAAGTGCAGGATGTTGTACTTCTCCTCGAAGATTGTGAGGTCGTAGTTGTAGTCGTATATCCGCCATGACGGTTTGTTGATCGCCACGAGCGCTCCCGTATCGGGGTCGCAAATCGCTAGGGTCTGCGCGTTGGGATCCAGTGGCGGTACAATGGTGGTGATCTCGAGTTCGATAGTCTCGAACGACGACAGGTTCGCCGCCCCACTAGGCTGTCCAGTGTGGGGTGCGTCATTTAGCGAAAAGTTGTAGCAGTAGAGTCCGTCCTCTGCGTTCCCCGCGTTGTGTCCGTATTTCTCTGCGTATTCGAACACCGCCGCGGCCTGGCTGTTCTCACGGTAGTTTCCGTCGAATAGGATCGCCATGCTCTCCAATATATCCCGCGCGTTCGCGATCTTGTAGTCGCCTGTCAAGTACCAACCCGTCTGCGTCCCGTTGGCGTTCACTCCGGGACCGATGTGCAGTTCTTCGATGGTTCCATTAGGATGAACCCGAATAATTGGATGCGTGATTGCGCTATAATTACTAATCGTAGTAGTTGGCGCGGATGTAATGTCGTATGGTAAATAGTTATATGGCCAGTTGCTACGGTTCGTCCACTCGTTGCGCATATGGATGTCGTTTCGTTTGAATGCGAGCATGAGTCCCGTCGTTAGACCATGTGTGTCCAGTTCAAACTTTTTTGAACCCGACACGTTCTTCAGCGTGTGTTCACGCACCTGTTTGATCAGGTACTTCTGCTCCTTCGCAGCGAACAGACGCTGCTCCTCCTTTGACAGGAACCCGTAGGTGCAGACGAGATGCACGTCAGCGTTCCACCCTGTGCGGCGGTCGGCGTACGATTCTGGTTTTAGTGCCACGTCTGGGGGTGTTTGTAAGAACCGGTGGAACTGCATGTATTCCAGATTGAAGTTGGGGGCGATGTACGGGTAGTTGTTTTCACTGTCCAATACATCGCGGATCTTGAACAGTTGTTGAATGGGGCGAAATGTCACATGTATATGCATCTCGTTGTACTGGAGGCTCACCAGTGGAACCGCACTTTGTGATTTCATACAGAACCATGCGTTGATAGGAACAAGTAGATGTTGTCCGCGAATGGAGGGTTCTGCGCCATTCGGCGATTCGGTAAAGAACGCGTTTGGATACACATTGACTCGTGAACCCGAATTGGACGGGTCATTGTTTTCAGACACATGTCCCGTCATGCGATAAAAAAGTTCGCGCTTGTCGGTGGGGAGATCGCGCTGCACCATGGAGAGTAGGTACTCACCACTATATTCCTGTATCGTAAAATTACCGCAGGTGATGGATATGTTAGCGATCATCATGGCCCCCAAATGATCTATCCATTTAAACTCATAAGGTACCCACACTCCAGTGTTCATTGATGGATCAATATCGTTCGTTTTAGGTGGCATGATTGGTGACCATATGTGTGGTAGATTGATAGACACGAACGCATCCATGAGAAGATCCGCGTACCGCGGTATCTTGAAGGACATTTTCGTCTCTTCGCTCATGCGGAGGGATCGTGCTCCCTCGAAGTCCACGCGGAACTTCTGTAGCGCAAAGTTGGTATACTTACTATAGGCCACCTTGAAGAAGGACTTGCTTGGGTTTCCCGTCAGGATCACATCTTTGTCGCCATGCTTTGCAAGTTGCATAAGACCACCTGGCATATCTTATCGTTATTACTGTACTCGTATATAAATATTTATACCATTATTGACATATGGTTAATGTTATTTTATTGGTAGATACACCCAATGATGTTAATACCTACGCCCCTGTTTCGCTCGACGAACAAATAAAAAATGTCGCGGTACGGTAGACAGACAAAATATGGAAAATCCAAGTCCAGACCCAGTCAAAATGATCAAGAACCTGAATAAGAGTACCATCACTGGTTTCCTATACACGTTTGTAGTTATGGTCACTCTCTACATTATTTGGTTGTTTTACTCCATGTCCACCAAAGAAGCATCCACCTGTAAAAGGTTTGACGCTCTTTACGGAAAGATGAACGGAAAGATCAGCTCGGCGTACACTTCCACCAATAGCGGAGATTTCGACTACATGTTTCGCGACTACTATATTAAGACCGCTTACAACTGCTGTAGCACCGGGGACTACAAGAATGGAATTGTATCGACGTGCGCGTTAAAAAGTGTTATGAAGCAGGGTGCACGCGGCCTAGACTTTGAGATATACTCTATAGGGGACGAACCCGTGGTAGCTACATCGACCGAGCATAACAACTACGTGAAAGAGACGCTCAATAGTGTCAAGTTCAGCGACGTGATGAATATGCTGACCAGTTACGCCTTCGCCGCAGGAACGGTACCTAACCCGTTGGATCCTATCATTGTTCATCTCCGATTCAAGAGTACCAACCTCGCCATGTACACCAACCTCGCAAAGATATTCAAGAGTCACGCCAGTCGATTGCTCGACCCCACCAAATATGGCAAGGAGTACAAGTATGAGAATTTCGGTAAGGTCCCTCTTCAGGTCATGATGGGTAAAATAGTGATTATCGTGAGTAACAAGAACCGCACCTTTGTGGACGTACCTGCGTTTTTCAACTACGTCAATATGTCCAGTGGATCTATATTCATGCGCCAATTATCAGTAGATGAGGTGGTGAACAACCCCAACACCCAGGAACTGACTGAATATAATCGTCGCCAAATGACCATATGCACACCCAATGAGTTGGAGATGTCGCCACCCAATCCCAGTTCTGTGCTCTGTCGAAACTTGGGCATTCAAATGGTCGCGGTGCGCTACCAGGAAAGCGACGTCAACCTTGAGGAACAGACATTCTTCTTCAACAAGGAAAACCACGCGTTTGTGCTAAAGCCCGCCAAGTTTAGGTATATACAGAAATGTGTCCCCATTCCCAAGAAACAGAACCCAGCGCTATCGTTTGCTCCCAGGAAGTTGGAAGGGCCTCTAGGTTCCAAATATTCATTATAAAATTATATGGATGTCCTACACATCATCATAGTCACTGATCGTGTGATATTTCTTTTCGCCGTACATTGTATACTGTACGTCAAACAGACCATACTCATTTGCATATGAAATTTCGACATCCTAGTTGCAATTCAAAAATGACATTCCAAGAGTGCGAGATGGCGATCCTGCGTGCAGCGGTAGACAAGGCAGGAGAGGTTCAGTCCAAGCGCGTGGTGAATTCATCGGAGGTCCAAAAGATGATCTCCATTGTGGAGCAGTTTCTTCGCCGAAAGCGCCTGGTCTGTTACGGCGGTACCGCCATTAATGCGCTATTGCCCAGGCACGACAAGTTCTATAACAAGGAGACCGACCTCGCCGACTACGATTTCTTCAGCAAGAACCCAGTGAAGGACGCCAAAGAACTAGCCGACGTGTTCTACAAGGCGGGTTTCGAAGAGGTAGAAGCAAAATCGGGACAACACCATGGTACATACAAGGTATTTGTTAATTTTATTGGCATGGCGGACATCACGTACTTGAATAAGGACATTTTCGATACACTACAGAAGGAGGCGCACATGATCGGGGGCATCCTCTACTGTCCCCCAAACTACTTGCGCATGTCCATGTATCTCGAACTCTCTCGCCCTGAAGGAGATGTGAGTCGGTGGGAAAAGGTGCTCAAACGCATCTCTCTACTGAACAAACATCATCCTCTCAAGAAGATGGATTGTGAGAACACGCTGTTTCAGCGTGAACTATCACCAGCCACCCAAAAGTTGGTGGACGACAAGACGCTCTACAACATAGTGAAGGACACCCTTGTGGGCGAGGGCGTCGTCTTCTTCGGCGGGTTCGCTATATCCACGTACCTGAAATACATGCCCAAACACGTGAAGCAGAAGTTGGAGAATATCCCCGACTTCGACGTTTTTTCCGAGGAGGCCAAGACAACAGCGACAATTCTTAAGGAGCAACTGGACGCGGCGGGAATAAATGGCGTGAAGGTGTGTCGCAAAGAAAGTGTTGGTGAGGTGATTTCCCCACATTACCAGGTAATAGTGAACGACCTGGACACGGTCGCGTTCATTTACGAGCCAATGGCGTGCCACAACTACAATAAAATCGACATTGACGGCGCGCCGGTGCAGATCGCTACCATCGACACCATGCTCAGTCTATACCTCGCTTTCTTGTACTCCAAGAGAGACTACTATAATTTGAACCGCCTGCTATGCATGGCCAAGTTCCTCTATGAGGTGCAGGAGAAAAATCGGTTGAAACAAAAGGGGGTGCTTAAACGGTTTAGCATCAACTGCTACGGTCGCCAAGAGACAATCGAGGATATGCGCGCAGAGAAGACGGTCATGTTCAAAAAGTTGAAGACCGACCGAGGATCAAAAGAGTACGAGGAGTGGTTTTTGAAGTACCGTCCTGACGGTATCACCAACACCAACGTTCCAGTGAAGAAGTCTCCTGCAAAAAAGAAGAAATCAAAGACTTCCTCGAAAACCAAGCGCAAGAATAAGAGCAAGAATAAGAATAAGAACAACGCTAGTCGGAAGACCACCGCGACCAAAAAGACGCGGTCGAACAAAAAAAGAACACGCAGTGGCAAGAAAACTCGGAAGGAACGCGTGAGCCATTACCTAAAGGGGTTGATGGATCGTAAAAAGAAATAGGGATAGATTTATTATTATATAGAAATGCCATTGTATTGCTATATATGGGAGCAAAAAAGAAGAAAAGTACCTCTGGGAACGGG